ATGCGCGCGGTGCCGGGCGACCTGGTCCGGGTCGATTCGAACTGCGACCCGTTCGACCGCCGGGAGGGCACTGTCTACGAGGTCCGCGTCGACCAGGTGTCGCCCATCCGCCGAGTCGTCGTGTCCGTCGCGATCGGCGGCCAGCTGCGTGAGTACTGGCCGCACGAGCTCGAGCTCCTGGCCGTCCGGACATGACCGACCCGCGCTTCCAGTACGGCCGTGCTGACGGCCAGTTCTGGTGGCTGTGCTCGTCGTGCAACACGCACGGCGACGCCCCGACCTTGAGCCTCGCGTACATCGCGGCTCGCGAGCACCTGGAGACGTGCGATGCAGTGGAGTGACTGGTTCCTGACCGTGATCGTGATGGCCGGCTTGGCGTTCGTGGGCCTGATGTCCTACAGCCTGGGCCGAGCGGACGGCCGCGAGGCTCAGGCCCGCGACTACCACGAGCAGTGGCAGCGCAACGAGCGCGACCTCCGCCGGCTGCCGCGCGATCAGCACGGCCGCTGGCTCGACGCGGGCACCGGTCGACGTGCCTGAACTGACCGGCGCGGCCCGCGGCTCAGCCGGACCCGGCTACCTCATGGACGCCGACCTCGGCCTCCAGCAGCTGATCGACGTCCGCGTCGACCGTGAGCTCCCGCGCCTGTGGCGGTGCTGCCTGTGTGGGGAGCGCGGCGCCGCCGGCCGGGCGCAGGCCCACACCCACTACATGGCCCGCCACTACCAGCCCCTGGAGGCGTCCGCGTGAGCCCCTACAACCCGCTCGAGCACCTTGAGGACGGCACGCTCGAGTTCGGGTACGGCCACCCCGGCACCAGCTTCGCCGGGCTCGTCCTGGTCAAGGTGCCCGCCCTGGAGTTCTCGATGCCCTGGCACGACGCCTTGATGGCGTCGCTGTGGATCCAGGCGAACGCGCTGCGCGCCGCCCAGGCGGCCGGCGTCTCCCAGGACGTCTACCGGCAGCGCCTGACCGAGCTCGCTCAAGAGCTCGCCGACGACTTCACCAACACCAACCGCGAGAAGGGGTAGTGCCATGACCGAGACCTACTACAAGGCCGTGCGGCCTGACGGGAAGTCGTTCTACGACAACGGGTTCGCCTGGGCGACCGAGCCCGGCGGCGTGACCACGCACCCGAAGCCACCGCGGGACCCGTTCCGCGACGATGCCGCGAGGTACCTGTCGGTCTCGGTGAACCCGAGCGACTGCACCGGGTTCCGGTGGCCGTGCCTGCTCCTGCGGGTCGAGCCGGTCGGCGACGTGTGGCCGACGCGCATCCCGTCGAAGCGTGCCGGGTCGTCGTTCCGCACGGTCGAGGTGCTGCCCTCGCACCTGGCTCTCGGGCCTCAGGGCCTGCAGCTCGTCGAGCTGTTCGCCGTCGCGGCACAGCTCGACCTGGCCGCTGTTCGTCGTTTGGACGCCGCATGGGCCGCCGCATGGGCCGCCGCTCGGGACGCCGCTCGGGACGCCGCTCGGGACGCCGCATGGGCCGCCGCATGGGCCGCCGCATGGGCCGCCGCATGTGCCGCCGCAGGGCTGTTGGTGCGGGATCTGATCCCGTCCGAGCACTACGACGTGCTGACGCGCGACTGGCGTGAGGCGGTCGGTCCGATCCACCCGGACGACGTCGACCTTCGGGCCTCGGTGGCGTCCTGATGTGGCCCTGGCGTGTCGCTCGTCCGCCGTAGTCGGCGTTCACAGTTCATGCCCGCGCTGAGGCCGAGAGGCGCCGTCAGCCCCACGTCACGGGGCCACGGGAGGCCCCGACTCCGACTGAAAAGGGGCGCTGAGGCGGCGAGCGTTCTGCGGCTACTCCGACAGGGGAACACGTGCTGACGGTCAAGGAGCGACCGGACGTCAGGCCAGCGGCAAGCGTTGGTGTCCAACGGATCACCGCCCCTGATACCCGTCCGCTGGGCCTCACGGCCCGCCCAGAGCCATACCGCGACCAACCGATGCGACCGCATACGAGGTGCAACCAGGTGAGGGCTCCCCGTCAAGTGCGGGGGGCCCATCCGCCGCCCGCTCCCGCCCTCTAGCTCCCGCGCCGAGGTGCCCGGCCCTCGCTCTGACCACGAACCACCAGCACCACAAGGAGGCAGGAACCACATGGACCCGATCACCGCGCGCCGCGCGAGCCGATGCCCGGTCTGTGGCGGCGACATGCGTCGGGGTGAGCGCATCGCCTCGCTCGACCCGCTTGCCCGCCCGGGACAACGACGTCGGTGGGCGCACGCCGACTGCTTGCCCGAGGAGGCCTAGGTGTACGTCCAGGACATCGACGTGTCCGAGCGCAGCGTGGTTGCCCTGTGCTCGTGCGGCTGGCGGATGCTGCTGGGGTCAGCGGACCGAGGTGTGGCGTGGGCCGCGGCTCGGTCGCACGCGGCGCACGCGCACCCGGGGGCGGTCGACCACGCGACTTCCCGCAACGCCTCGCGGTGGCAGACGTGAGCAGCTACGGCGGGCGCAAGGTCGCGCGGCTGCGTGCCGAGGTCATCGCCAAGTACGGCCGGCGCTGCCACATCTGCAAGCTCCTGATCGTCGGCAAGGTGTCGGTCGACCACGTGATCCCGCGCAGCCACGGCGGCACGGACCACATCAGCAACCTCCGCCCGGCGCACCTGCGGTGCAACAAGCGCCGGGGTGCTCGTCCGTTGACGCATCTGACCCCGCATCCCGCGGACGTCGAGCGGCCCAATCCGTCGCGCGCGTGGTTCGAGTCTTTTAGGGATCGCGGCCGGAAACTCCGCACCTTCCGCGCTCTCTTTCCCCAGGAAACCCGTTGCGCTGGAACAACTATCCGTGCGCAAGTCTGCGCATTCGGTCGAGGAGCGGCAGCGGCATGAGCGAGACATTGTTCGGTGGTCAGCGCCGTCGGCGGGGGGCGTGCGAGGCGCTGCTCCAGCGGACCATGCGGGCCTGGTCGGAGGAGGGGCACCTCATCGGCGACGAGCACGCCGCGGCGCGCGGGGCGCTGCGGGACTTCGCTCGAGCGGTCGACCGGGCGCGTGACGACATGCAGGCCGACGAGGGGTCCGCGTACTCGTTCGCGCGCTGCAACGAGCTCTACCGCCAGGCGCTCGCTGACCTGGCCCCGAAGGCTGCGGAGGGCGGTGACGACTTCGATGCATGGCTCACCGATCTTGGTACCGCCCCTGTACGCGACGGCGCGGACGCCTGAGCTGCCGACCTACGGGCCGGCCGTGGCGAAGGTCGGGGCCCTGCTGCGGACGCCGTTCATGCCGCACCAGCGGCTCATCGCGGACGTCGCCAACGAGGTCGTGCTCGAGGAGGACGGGTCGTGGGGGTGGCGCTACACGACGGTGATCGTCACGATCATGCGGCAGGCCGGGAAGACCACGACGCTGGGCGCGACCAACGCGCACCGGGCGATGACGATGCCGGACCATCGCTGCTGGTACACCGCGCAGACTGGGCTGGCGGCGGTCGACGTGTGGACGGAGTGGCAGGAGCGGTTCCAGGACACGATGCCGGGCCGGTGGAAGTTCCGGCTGTCGGCGGGACAGCAGACCGCCCGCTGGCCCGCCACGCGGTCGTTCATCCGCGTGTTCCCGCCGACGCCGGAGTCGCTGCACTCCAAGGCCGCGGACGACGTCGAGCTCGACGAGGTGTGGAAGTACACCAAGGAGCAGGGCGGCGCGATCACGCAGGCCGTCGGGCCGACGCAGGCCACCCGTCCGCGCCGGCAGCTGTGGATCGTGAGCACGGCCGGGACCGAGGAGTCGATCTGGTTCCGGTCGTGGGTCGAGCGCGGGCGCATCGCCACCACCGTCCCGGAGTCCCGCATCTGTTTCATCGAGTACGCGGCGCCGTACGACCTGCCGTGGGACGACCCGGCGACGTGGGCGGCGTGGCACCCGGCCTACGGCCGCACGATCGGCCACGACTTCATGGTCGACCAGATCGACATCCTCGGCGGGGAGGCCGGGTTCCGGCGCGCGATGCTCAATCAGTGGCCGCGCACCGAGACGGACTGGCGGCAGGTCTGGGACGGGTTCGCGTCGACCGACCGCATCCCGGCGGACTGCCGGCGCCTGGTCCTCGCCGCGGACGCGAACCCCACGCATCAGTCGGCGTCCATCGTCGCCGCGGCGCTCCTGGACGACGGTCGCGTCGCGGGGGAGGTCGTCGACCACCGGCCCGGCGTGCTGTGGCTGCGGGACCGGCTCGTCGAGCTCGCGAAGAAGCACCGCGCCCGCGTCGTGCTCCAGGAGGCCGGCCCGCTGGCGTTCATGGTCGATGAGCTCAAGCGTGCCGGGGTTCGGTTGCAGCTGCTGAACGCGGGCGAGTTCGCCCAGACCGCTGCGCAGCTGCCGCAGCTCGTGACCGCCGGGCTGGTCACGCACCCGCTGGGGGAGCACGGCCCTGACCCGCTGCTGTCGGCCGCGGTCGAGAACGTGGTCCTGGCCGCCAGCGGCGACCGGTTCGTGTGGCGGCGCCGCGACTCGACCGTCCCGGTCAACCCGATCGTCGCGTTCGCGATGGCCGCGTGGCGGGTCATGCGCCCGCCGACACGCCGAGGCGCGGGAGGCATCTGAGGTTTTCGGACCTCGTGCTGATCCTGGAGTATGTGAACCTTCGCTGGCCGTCCGCCTCCCGCGCTCGCGCGGCCGTGGCTGCGCTGCCCGCGATCACTGATCAGCTGACCGCGTCGGAGACGTTCCCCGGCGCCAGCGAGACCTACGTCACGACCAGCGGCATCCAGGTCCTCGTCGAGGGCGTCAACGATTCGCCCGTCTCCCGTGCGCACGCCCTCAGCGTCCCCGCCGTGCTGCGCGGCGTCACGCTGCTGGCCACGAAGTTTGCCGGTCTGGACATCGAGCGCACCGACGCGAACGGCAACCCCACGGCGCTCGGGTGGCTCGAGCAGCCCGAGCCGGGCCGGTCGCGGTTCCACACGTTCAACGACCTGGCGATGGACGTCATCCTCGACGGCCGGGCGTTCCTGCGGATCAACAACCGCGCCGGTCGTGAGCCGGCCCGCGGCGGCTGCGAGTACATCGCGCTGCACCGCATCACCGACATGCGCGGTCGCGACGGCAAGCCCACGATCCTGATCGACGGCCAGGACGTCGACCCCGCGAACATCATCGGCATCCCCGGCTGGCACGACGGCATCCGCCGCGTCGGCGCCCGGACCATCCGCACCGCGCTCGCCCTGGAGGCCGCGGCGAAGCGGTACGCCGACTCCCCGCTGCCGGCGGTCATCCTCAAGGAGTCCGCCGGGGACTACGACCCGCCCACCGACGACGAGCTCGAGGCCGAGCTCACGAAGTTCAAGCGCGCCCGCAACAGCGAAGGCGTCGCCATGCTGCGCGGCTACGAGCCCGTGACGTCCGCGTGGTCCAGCGCCGAGCTGCAGCTCGTCGAGGCCCGGCAGTACCTCAGCACGCAGATCGCGAACCTCCTGGGCATCCCGGCCCGCAAGATCGCCGGGGCCACGCCGCAGGCTGGCGGAACGATCCAGTACCAGAACATCTCCAGCAACAACCGCGAGCTGGTCGAGGACGGCCTCGACCCGCTGATCCAGACGTTCCAGGGCCGGTTGTCCATGTCGGACGCTCTCGGCTCCGCGTGGTCCGCGCAGGTCACCCCGCGCGGGAACAAGGTGCGGTTCCTCGTCGACGGCCTGACGCGCGACGACGCCATGACCCGCGTCCAGGTCTGGAAGTACCTGATCGACATGAAGGTCCTCACGCCCGAGCAGGTCGCCGCCCTCGAGCCGCTCGTCCCCACCCCGACCGCAGGAGTAGCCGCATGAACACCACGCAGCTGCGCGCCGCCAAGGCCGCGCTGACCGGCAAGCACCTCGAGGCCACGTTCACGATGCGCTGCGAGGCCGACGTCGCCGCGCGGACCCTGACCGGCACCCTCGTCCCCTACGAGGTCGTCGGCTACACCTCCTGGGGCCCAACGGTGTTCGCCGCCGGCAGCCTCGACATCCCCGACCGCGTCGTCCTCGTGAAGGGCCACGACGAGGAGCAGCCCGCCGGGCTGCTCGCCAGCCACGACGACAACGCGCAGCGCCTGTACGGGTCGTTCAAGGTCGCTGCCACCAGCCTGGGCGATCAGCTGCTGCTGGAGGCCTCCGAGGGCATCCGCACCGGTTTCAGCGTCGGCGTCCAGGTCGACGCCTACGAGATCGACGAGGAGAACGACTGGATTCGCGTGACCCGCGCGAGCCTCCAGCACGTCGGCCACGTCACGTTCCCCGCCTTCGCCGACGCCCAGGTCGACAAGGTCGCCGCATCCCGGACCACCAACAAGGAGAAGAAGATCATGGACGAGGACGAGGTCAACGCGCTCATCACCGCAGCGCTGGACAAGGACAAGCTGGAGGCCGCGCAGGCCGCGGGAGGCACCCCGCCGCCGGCCGACATCCCCGGGCCCGGCGGCGGTGCCCGCGTGCAGGACCCGTTCCCGTACCGGCCCGGCGTCGACGCGTCGTTCTTCCGCGACATGCTCAACGCCAGCCACGACCCCGACGCCCGGGAGCGGTTCGCGACCGCGACCACGATGATGACCGCGGCGGCCGAGACGTCCGACGTCTCGGAGATCATCCCGACCACGTACCGGCCCGACCTGTACGTGCCGCAGCTCAACGTCCCGACCCCGGTCATCGACGCGTTCAGCCAGTTCACGATCGACGCGCCGAACCCGTTCCGCATCCCGAAGTTCGGCAGCGCCGCCGGCCTGGTGTCCAACCACACCGAGGGCACCAACCCGGCCGTCGCCGCGGACGACGCGATCGGGTTCGACGAGCAGGTCGTCACCCCGACCGCCCGCTCGGGCCGCTACCGCTGCTCGCGGGAGATGGTCGAGGGATCGAACCCGGCCGTCGACGCGATCATCATGGCCGCCATCCGGGAGGAGGCGTCCGCGGAGGCCGAGACCTACGCGGCCACGACCTTCCTGGCCGGGGCGACCTCCGGCACCGCGATCGACGACGACCTTGCCCCGACCGGGCAGGTCCGCCAGCGGATGATCACGTTCAACACCAACCGCAAGCGCGCCAGCGAGGTGTTCCTCGCCGGGGCCGACCTGTTCTCCGCGCTCGCGCTCGAGGTCGACGGCGCGGGCCGGCCGATGAACCCGGAGATGGGCCCGACGAACGCCGCCGGCAGCGTCGAGGCCGGCATGGAGGCCCTGTCCGTGTCGGGCCGCCGGACGCCGCTGGCGTCCGCGATCAGCACCGGCGGACTCCTGGGCGTGCGCACCGACGCCGCGACGTTCCGGTCGGGGATGCGGCTGTGGCGCTGGGAGGAGAAGGACGGCCCGGCGAACATCGAGTTCGCCGCGTTCTTCTACATCGTCTGCGCGGTCATCCGCTCCGCCGGCCTCCTGAAGTTCGCTGGCCCGGTCGTCGACTAGCAGCCTCGACGACCGCCGCGCGGGTCCGGTCCCCGCGCCGCTGCCTGGCTCCGCGACCTCGCGGCGCGGGGCCAGGCAGCCCCTTCCACCCCTTGAGGAGACGTCATGGCGCAGGTCCCGTGGGTCACCGCGGCGCAGCTCGCCGAACACGTGGGCCAGGGCGTCGACGCGGAGGACCCGGTCGTGGTGCGCAAGGCCGCCGCGTCCGACGCCTGGTGCAAGCGGCACCGCCCGGACGTCGACCCCGAGGCTGAGCCGCCGGCCGACATAGCCGAGGCCGCGCTGCTATACGCCGAGCTGCTGTGGCTGGCCCGCAACGTGCCCGGTGGTCTGGCGACGTTCACCGCGACCGACGGCCTGTCCGACGCCCCCGACGCGATGAACAACGTCTACCGGCTCCTGGGCCGTCGAGGCAGGTACGCGCGATGAGCCTGGTCGACGACCTCAACGAGTACCGGGACCGCATCGCCGCGGCCCTGCCCGGCCTGTACGTCACCCGGGACCCCAGCAAGATCGCGAACAAGGTCGTGCTCCTGATCGAGGCCCCGGACACCGTCGGCGAGCAGATGTCCGGGCACGCGCTCCAGATGCCGGTCTACCTGATCGGCTCCGGTGACGGCGGCCTGGCCACGAACGACGCCCTGCTCGAGCACCTGCCCGCGGTCCTCGCCGCGCTCAAGGCGAAGACCGCGAGCTACGAGGTCCACGCCAGCGAGCGGCCCGCCTACCGAATCGTCGCAACCATCAACGTCGCACCCTGAGGAGAACCCCATGACCATCATCAACGCCCTCGCCGGGTCGGACTTCACCGTCAAGCTCGGCGTGACGGACTACTCGGCGAAGATCACCGACGGCAGCATCACCCGCACCCCGAACGTGCTCTCCACCAGCACCCTGCGGGGCAAGGCACGCGCCCAGACCGACCTGAACCACACCGTGTCGCTGAACCTGCTGTACGACGAGGACGCGGGCCTCTACGCGGCCCTGTGGGACGCGTCGGAGACCGGCGCGGACGTCGCGATCATCATCATCGGCGGCGACGGCCAGTGGACCGGCACGGGCGTCAAGGTCACCTCGCTGAGTGCGAGCTTCGCCGCCGAGGCCCACTCGACGTGCTCCGCGTCGTTCGAGGGCGACTTCACGTTCGAGCCGGTCGACTAGCCGATGGCGTCCCGCTCCGGGGCGGCCTCGTTCGACATCCACGGGGTGGACGAGGTGCGCCGCCTCATGACCCGGATCGCCCGGGAGGACCTCAACCCGGCGAAGCGTGACCTGCGCCAGGGCACGAAGAAGATCGCGCAGGAGGTTCTGATCCCGGCGCTCAAGATGTCCGCGCTCGCGTCCGGCGTGCCCATCGCGCCGAAGATGGCCGACACGATGCGGGCCCGGACCGACCGGATCATCAACGTCCGCGTCGGTGCCGTGAACCCGAGGCTGTCCGGATTCCGCAAGGGCGTCGGCGTCCAGCGCGCCCCGATGCGTCGTCGCGGCAACGCCGCCGCGTCATCCCAGGGCTACCGGACCACGCTCGCCTGGGGCTCCGAGCGGGGTCCCTGGCCGAACGGTCGCGCGGTCCGCAAGAACGGCTCCGCGGGCGCACCCGTGAACCACTACGGCGTGGCCCGCAGCCGGTCCCACTGGGTCGCGTCGGGGGCGAACGCGCCCGGCACGTGGCGGGCACTCAAGGACGCCTACCAGGACCTCCTGAACCGCATCCTCCGCAACTACGGGGCTGATCGCTGATGGCTGGCTTGCCGGGCATCGTCCTGCGGATCGGGGCGAACACCAAGGACGCGATCGACGGCATCAACAAGGTCGAGGGCCGACTCAGCAAGTTCAAGGGCGTCGCGCTCGGGGTCGGTGCTGCGGCCGCCGCCGGAGCGGCGGCCGTGGTCGGGATGGCGGTCGCGATCGGCACTGACGCGGTCAAGGCGGCCATCGAGGAGGAGCAGTCCGTCGGGAAGCTGACGACGACGCTGAAGAACCTCGGCCTCGCCCACCAGGACACCAAGGTCGAGCAGTTCATCGACGACATGCAGTTCGCCACGGGCATCGCGGACAACGAGATGCGCCCCGCCTATGACCGGCTGATCCGCTCGACCGGCGACGTCGAGGAGGCGAACAAGGCCCTCGCGATCGCTCTGGACATCGCGGTCGCGAAGGGTCGCAACGTCCAGGAGGTCGCCGATGTCCTCGGCAAGGCCTACGACGGCAACACGATGGCGCTCGGCCGGATGGGTGTCGCCCTCGACCGCAGCGTCCTGAAGTCCGGGGACATGGGGAAGATCACCCAGGCCCTGATCGACAAGTTCGGCGGCCAGGCCAGCGCCGCCGCGAACACCCTCGGCGGCGCGATCCAGGGTGTGCAGATCGGCTGGGACGAGCTCGTCGAGTCGTTCGGCCAGGGCCTCGTCGGCAGCACGACCGAGGACATCGAGAAGCTCAAGCAGATCCAGCAGCAGCTGCGAGATATGCAGCCTGAGGCGCAGCGCGCGGGCGAGGACGTCCGCAACCTCGGCGTTGGCGCTCTCACGACGTGGGACCGAATCTCCGCGCTCAGCGATGCGCTCGACCGTCAGGACTGGTCGCAGGCGTGGGACTTCCTCACCTCGGGCGACGACGACGCCGCGTGGCAGCGCAAGATCAACGCGTACTACGCGCAGCTGGACGCCCTCGACCGGAAGAACCGCGAGACCTCGTCCTCGTCGCAGACCCTCGGCCAGGAGCTCGCCGGTGAAGCGACGGCCGCCGAGCGGGCCGCGTGGGCGTCCCAGGCCGCCGCTGACGGCGTCGACAAGATCGACGTCGGTGCCGAGAAGTCGATCTCGTCCCTCCAGCGGCTCCAGGGCGCCCTCGAGGGCATCTTCTCCACCGCCGGCTCGTTCGGTAAGGCACAGGAGAAGTTCGCCCAGGGCATCGCCTGGACGCAGCTGCTGGCCCAGGGGCCAGGCAAGTCCGGGTCGAAGACGACGAAGGTCCCGACGGGCAAGCAGACCGCCGTGAACGCCTACATCGACCCTGAGACCGGTGACCTGGTCGCGGCGCACATGAAGCCGGTCTACGAAAACCAGACCACGCAGTTCTCGACCAAGGCTGACTACCTCGCCTACGCGAATCAGCTCGTGTCGCAGGCGGTGGCGACGGCGAAGACCCTCGGCCCGAAGGCCGCGAACAAGCTGCTGCAGAACGCCCAGGACCGCGTCACGCAGCTGCTCAAGCAGGCCGGCTACCAGGACGCTCGGGCGCAGGCCGCGGCCCTGATCGGGCCCGTCAACATCAATCCCCACCCGCGGCCGTGGGAGCAGCTGTACCGGGACGGCGCGGACGGCCAGGGCGTCGGCTCGGTCGACCCGACCCGGTACACCCGGCGCGCGCAGAACGCCGACTCCCGGGCCGCGGCCCGCTCCGCTCGCTCCCGGGCGCGGCCATGAAGTACGACATCACGGTCACCGTCGCGGGGGTGGACATCTCCCGGTTCGTCGTCGTGAACGGCACCGTCGACCGCGGCCGGGCGAGCGTAGGCGAGGGATTCACCGCGCCCCAGGCCGTGTTCGACGTCCTGACGCCCTACGGCTGGTCGACGTACATCGGAGACCCCGACGAGTTCCCGCAGCTCGACGAGGGCCAGGAGGTGCTGATCCACGTCACGTGGGACGGCCTCACCCAGCATCGCCGGTTCACCGGCAAGATTCAGGCCCTCGACTACGAGCCGCGCTGGTACCGCGTCACGGCCGCCGGCAACAGCGTCGACCTGGCCACGAAGCTCGTCGGCGACACCACCGCCGGCCCGCCGTTCATCCCCGTCCCGCCCGAGCAGGACATCCCCTCGACCGGCCCCACGCTGCCCGGCCGCATCACCCGGTTCGCGGACGAGGCCGGCGTCACCATCAACATCCTCGGCACCCAGGGCCGCTGGCTGCTGGGCATCCCCGAGCACACCCCGGGCGTCAACATGCTCGAGGCCATCCTCGACATCGCCAGCGACTGCGATGGCCTGTTCCGGGAGACCGCGCTCGGCGACCTGGACTACATCGCCCGCATCCACGACCGGCCCGTCCGCCACCTCCTGCCCGACGGCATCGTCGACCTCGACTCGATCGCGATGAGCCTGGAACGCGGCACGATCCGCAACGGCATCTACGTCGAGTACGGCCCGGCGGACCCGGACACCGGTCAGCGACCCCGCGCGTTCGCGCTCAACACCGTCTCCGTCGTCGAGCGCGGCGAACGGTTCGGCGACCTCATCAACACGCAGCTGCGCTACCTGATCGGCGCGCAGGGCAAGGCCGCCCGCTGGCTCACGAACAACGGCAAGGCGTGGGCCGCTGACGATGTCGTCCTCGCCATGGTCCACGCCACCGGGGAGGAGGCCGACGGCATCCTCGCCCTCAACGAGAGCGACCCCGTTCGGCTCGGCCCGCTCCCCGTGGGTGCGCCGATGACGTACTACGACGCCGACGTCCTCGGGTTCACCGAGCTGATGCACCCGTTCGACTACCGGATCATGCTGCACCTGTCACCCGGCTCCCCGGCCGCGGGCGAGGACGACGGCAACTGGGTCGTCGACGGGTCGATCACCGGCGGCGACGAGACCGGCACCTACGTCAAGGACGGCCGCGAATGGCGCTGGCACGCCTTCTACACGCCCACGGACGGCCCGCCGGCCGTCCTGCACGTCGAGCCCGGTGTCAGCGTCACAGGGCGCTCCCTGGTCCTCGGCGGCGGCGGTGACGGAGGCGACGGCCACAACAACGGCATCCTCGCCTTCCCCGGCGGCGGCGGCGGCTCCGGTGCCGCCCGCGAGGACGACAACGCCTACCTGGAGTCCGGCGACATCCCCGTCTACGTCGGGGACCGCGGCGAGTACAGCCAGTTCCTGAACATCCGGGCCTACCCCGGCGGTGACGGCGGCACCCAGAGCCCCGGCGAGGACGGCGGCAACGGCGGCGGCGGCTCCGGCCGCTACAGCAGCACCTACCCCGGCGGCGAGGCGCTCGGCGGCGAGGTTGACGGCACCCAGACCACGGACGGGTTCGCCTGCAACCCCGGCACCGACGGGTCGAACTACTCCGGCGGGAACGGCGGCAGCGCGGCCCTGGTCTCCGACATCACGGGTGTCGACGTCACCTACGGCGCGGGCGGCACCGGCGGTGCCGGCCCGAACGACGGAGTCAATCCCGGCGACGGCGGCGACGGCGGCCTTCCGGGTGCCGGCCAGCTCGGCGGCCTCGGCCGAGGCGGCGAGGTGATCGTCGCCTACCGGATCAGTCCCGGGACGAGCGGATTCCCGTACTCCACGCCGCTCTTCACGTACAGCGACCCGTCCCTCACCTACAACCAGGAGTTGACCTGACATGGGCACCAGCTACCCCGGCGCGCTGGACGCGTTCACCAACCCGTCAGGCACCGACGGGCTGAACCTCCCCGACCACGCCGATCAGCACGCCGACGCGAACGACGCCATCGCCGCAATCCAGGCCGAGCTGGGCACCAACCCGTCCGGCAGCTACGACACCGTGAAGGACCGCCTCGCCGCCCTCGCCGGCGGCGGCGGAGGTGGCGGAGGTGGCGGAGGTGGCGGCCTCGCTCTCATCGCGTCCGACACGTTCGCCGCAGTGTCGAGCCTGAGCCTGCCCGACGACGTCTTCACCGCGGACTATGACGACTACAAGTTGATCTTCGTTCCCACGGCCTACTCGGCTGGCGGGGCGGTAACGACCAATGCGCGCTTCCGGGCGTCGGCCTCGGATGACACCAGTGCGATCTACGCCTGGGCCCGCACGTACGGCTACAACGGCGGCGGCGGGGACTCCGGCGCGGTCGCCGACTCCAAGATCGTCCTCGGCGATTCGGGTGCCGGCTCATTGCACCGCTGCGTACTAGAAATCCAATCGCCGCACCTGGCCGAAATGACCTCCCTGTCCACCGCCGTCACCATGGACCAGGGCTCCGGCTACTTCATCTTCCAGAGTCTCGGCGCCCACGTTCGCGCGGCGACCTCCTTCGACTCGCTCACCATCTACGTGAGCGCCGGCACCATCACCGGCCGCTGGGCGCTCTACGGGTACCCGAAGTGATCGAGCTGCTGGCCGCCGAAGGCATCGACCCGGCCCCGATCACGGCGTGGCTGGTGCTGATCGTGGCGCTGTTCAGCGTCATCGCCGGCACCGTCGGCGGTATCGCGGCGCTGTTCAAGTGGTTCGTCATCCCGCACATCGTCCGCCTGATCGAGACCCGTCTCGACGTCGTCGAGCAGGCGTTCAGCGCCAGCATCCGCCGCCTCCACGAGCGGATTGACAAGCACATCACCGAACAGCACTGAGAGAGGACCCCGTCATGCCCCGACGTACGACCACCACTCCACCGCGCCCGGCGGCGCCCGACCTGTCTCCCGAGGACGTCGCGGACGCGGTCGAAGACTTCGAGCTCAGTGAGGAGACCCTCTGATGGCAACGCTCGCCGCGGCAGGTGTGACCCTGCGCAACCAGATCAACGAGGCATTCCCTGGCCGGGACAAGGCCAGTGACGGGTGGATCGGCGACGCCGCCCACCAGGCCCGCGTGTCTGACCACAACCCCGACCGTCGCGGCATCGTCCACGCGATCGACGTCGACGAGGACCTGGCGAAGAACGTCGACGCGAGGGAGCTCGCGGACGAGCTCGTCGAGCTCGCCCGCACGGGCGAGGACGGCGGCCGGCTCAAGTACGTCGTCTACGAGGATCAGGTCGCCTCCGGCACCTACCGGACGCTGCGCATCGACGGGAAATACGTCGACGTCTACTGGAGGTTCAGGGGCCACGGCTACGGCCACACCAAGCACCTCCACGTCTCGTTCACCGAGGCCGCCGAACACGACGCCAGCCCGTTCCCGCTGCGCTGCCTCGGCGTCGCGCTATGGGACGGCGTCGTGCCCAGCATCGAGAAGGTCCGCCGCGCCGCGCTGATCTCGTCCGCGTCGATCGGGGTGCACCGCGTCGCGTGCCGCCTGTACGACCTTGGGCACTACCAGGGACGTCCGCAGCGCGTCGGCGTGCAGAAGTACCCCGTGAAGGCCGTCCAGGCCCTCCAGGGGGCCGCAGGGCTGCCCGGAGATGGCAACTACACCGACGCCACCCACAACGCCCTGTTCGGAGGCTGACCATGCTCGACAAGCTCCCCGCCTGGCTGCGGCACCTGATCATCGTGTGCGGGCTCGCCCCCGCCGCGGTCGCCGTCACCACCACGGCCAACGCGGTCATCACGGCCGGCGGCGTGACGACCGTCGACTGGCCCGCCACGGGCATCGCGACCATCGACGCTGCCGGCGTTGCCCTGGCCGTCGGCGCCGCGACGTGGCTGACCCTCGTCATCACACCCCTGACCCGCCAGTACGGGATCGGCTCCCGCTAGAACGGCGACACCCGGCGGCGCGTCGCCTGATCTGCGATACTCCCCGGCATGTCGGGGGAGGGCCTTTCTGGTGGCACCGTGATGGTCCTCGGCCTCGCGGCGGCTGGTGTCATCGTGCCGATCGTTGTCGCGGAGGCCCGAGGAGTCGTCAACAAGGGACCCACGATCCTGCTGTCGGTCCTGCTCGGCTGGTCATGCGTCGGCGCGTTGGTGCCGCTAATCGTGGCCCTAGCGTCCCGCACGCGGACCGACATCAACCGCCAGGCCGCAGCCAATGCCGTCGCGACCGCGGCCTATATGGAGCAGCTACGCCAGGCGGGATGGACCCCTCCGCCGCAGGTCACGCCACCGCCCGAACAGCAGCCATGA